TAGTGTCTCTGTACACTTTTTGTCGCGCCAAGAGAATGCTGTCCTTCCTGATGCTCAAATTGAGGTTTGTGTATCCTAGGGTACTGCTCGACAGGTTCAGGCATGATTTTCGTTGGACCCCCATTAAGGGATTTAGGGCTAATCTAACGAATCATGCCCATCCTAGAGCTGCTGACCTGAGGTGCCAGGCGACTTCGAGCATTCAGGACTTTTGTCAACTCCTTGCGATGAGGAGGTATGATGTGTCGACTTCCAGTAGGGAGGCCAAGCCCAATTGGGCTGTGGCGGGTTCTCGGGAGATTTGGGACATGTCCGATTTGAATCAACAACTTAGGTATGACCCCATGGATGGTGGGGACATTGTAACCATGGTCGACGTTGATTACCATTTACAGGATTGGTCATCATTTGCTGGGAAACCAATTTTAATTTACACTCACGTGCCCCCCAATCTGGGTGGTAAGACGCAAGATGGTTGTTATTACTTTAAGGATGAACACACGTTTGTGGAGGAAATTCGAGGCGGGGCGCAATATGTGTCAGGCCTGTGGAACTTTTCCCCTGATATGATGATCCTCAAGAGTAGATTCAGCTTTGTTGTGTATGCATGTGAGAAAGTTGCACAACCTGATACTATGGGGAGGGTGATGGTTTATCTTTGCCCACGGGTAAAGATTTACATGCCTTACTTTCTGTTTAGAATCGTTGCGTGGTTGTGTGACGTGAAGTTGGACCTAGCTATGCCTTTGGGTCGAATAAACCATATAGTGGGCCACAACGGTTTGCTTATTGGTAGGTTTAACATTAAGGGCGTGAAAATGGTATCCATTCGGGAGAAGGGTAGTCAAGTTGATGATAGTTGTAATGTGCCAGAGCGAGTGTGGGAGGCACTTTGTAGGGCTGCAAAAATGAGCAAAACGTTTTTGATTGGTGACATTTCTAGAATTTGCGAGAATTGCAAAATCAAGAGATTGACCCAGGTCGAATACACTTTGCTCGCAGTGGCTCTTAAATGTGGATCACCACCTCGCTACTGGGTCAATTTCCAAGCTTATGGTTCAAAGGACATGGACGACCTTGAAGATCCCAAAAACATAGCGGAACTAGCCGCCGAACCCATCGTCACGCAAGTGGCTGTAGCAGCGTGTGATAGTGTTAATAATGAGAAATTGTGCATAGACTCCAGGGTGCTTAGTATTCGGAATCATGTTGTTCCCCCCACGAAATATGATGGTTATTGTGATGAGTTTGTGAAGTTATTGGTTCCAACACCTGGTGAGGGTGTACCGGTGGGTTTACAGACAGTTTTGGATAACCAATGTACTAGTGTTCAACGGTCCAGACAGCGTGCTGAAGAACCCCATGTGCCCCGTAGGAATGTGTGCAGAGCTTTTGTTAAGAATGAGTTGGGGGATAAAATTTCCCCTGCTCATAACATATCCACTATGCGACAGGATCACACTCTAGAGTTATCCAGGTTTGCTTATGGTTTTAAGCAACACATGAAACAGTTTAATTTTTACGCCCCTGGCTGCGACCCCGAGACCATAGTCCGGAAAATCCGTGGTTACGCTACAGTGGTTAGTCTTGACAGAAAGGCCGAGTTGATTGAGACCGACTTTACGCGTTTTGATGCATCTATGTCATACTATCTCCGTGATTTGGAGTTTCGTGTGTACAAGAGATGGGTCGCTACTGCTGAGTTAGAGACGTTAAATCGGTTGCTTGCCGGAGAGATAAACCTCCAATGTTACAGTAAACATGGGATCAAGTACGAACAAAAGAGTAGTCGATGTTCTGGTTCACCCCTTACTACGGAAGGCAATACGGTAGTCAACACTTTTGTTGCTTATTGTGCTTACCGTAATGCGGGTTTTAACCAAGAGAAGGCTTTCTCGATGATTGGTCCAAAATATGGGGACGATGGTATCGATAGTTCGAGGGGAAAGTTTAAGCAAACATCGGAAGATCTAGGGTTGACTCTCAAGATCATGAAACCTGGTCCTAACGTGTCTTTTCTAGGTAGGCTGTATGTTGATGTATTCAATTATGACAACACTATGTCCAGCCCGGTTAAGATACTCAAAAGATCGTGTGTAGTGAATCGATTGAAGGATCCAAGGGCTTTGGCTGACAGGGTTTCGGGCTATCTGATTACAGATGGTCATTTACCATTGGTTGGACATTACCTCAGGGCCCTTCAACGCATTTATGCGTTGGGTACACCCCAGGAACTTTCAAAGATGGAACACGACATGGCCTTGCGACATAAGTTAGGACCTTATCCGCAGGACACATCCGACGTTGTTTTGGATCTGCAGACGTCCATGGTTTCCAGGCTTCTGGAGATAACCG